TTTCTAGTAAAGCATTAATGAAAGAGGATTGTGTGGATTTACCACCTTTAACTTTTGAAGAAAAATATTTTGACGCAGGAAAAGAGTATATTACTATCAAAAAAGACAGATATTACAATGGAATTTTATATGATAACACAAGTAAAGTTATAGCTGGTCTTAGACAGAGTGCAGGATTAAAAGATAAATTAGAATACCTAAAAGAGTTTAGAGCCAACACAGAGGCTAACATACTAATTTTCTATAATTTTAACAGAGAAGCTAAAGAAATTAAAAAGATAATTACTATTGATTATGAGGTTAGTGGTGGAGTATCTAAAATACCTAAGTTTGACGATTATGATACACTTAAATGCAAGACAACATTAGTACAAATTCAAGCAGGTGGGGCAGGAATAGAGTTGCAATACAACACAGAAGTAATATTCTTTAGTCCAACTTGGAGTTACCAGGATTATGAGCAGGCGTTAGGTAGAGCATATAGAATAGGACAAAAGAACAAAGTAACAGTTTACAAATATATTGGTAACAGAACGATAGAAGAACGTGTATATGCAAGACTAGATGAGAAAAAAGATTTTGCTGAGAAGTTGTTGACAGATGAGGATTTGGGAGGCACTTTTGATGATAAATGATAATGTTGGCGATAATATAACGAAAAACAGAAACAAATACATAGGCGGTAGTGACATCCCTGCCTTATTTAATGTATCAGAGTATAAAAGCTATTATGAGTTAGCAAAAGAAAAGCAGGTGGTTTAAGAGGTACATATAAAGGCAGTGAATATACTCGATACGGACAATTACTAGAGCCTTTTATTAGAGATTATGTAAATGCTATCTATAATTTGAAATTTAGAGAAAATACAGCGATAGATGATATTTTAGGATTGAGAAGTAATTGCGATGGATTAGATAAAGAAGCTGGATTACCATTGGAAATTAAAACCAATGGTGGCAATAGAGATAGCATAGATGATTATGTGTTACAAATGCAATTATATATGTATCAATTCAATGTCAGTAAAGGATACTTAGTGCAATATAAACGTCCTGATGATTTTTACAAAGGATATGATTTTGAGATACACAATAGTGATGATTATTTTAACCTAGAATTTGATGAGAACAGAATAACAATAAAAGAAATAGATAGAGATGACGAACTAATTAAAGAAATATTAAGAAAAGCAGAAATATTTTGGAGTGACGTTGAGAGATTAAAAAATAATCTTGAAATGACTGAGGCTGAGTTTTATTTTAAGAACGAAATAACAGAATATAGAAACACAGTAACAAAACTGAGTAGATTAGAAAATGAATTACAAAAACTAAAAAATATAGAAAATGAAGCTAAAGAACAAAGAGAAATTTTATACAATTTAATGCAAAAATATAATGTAAAGTCGATGGAAACAGAGCATTTACAAATAACGAGAGTAAATCCTAGTCAGGCTGTAACAATTGATAGTAGTAAATTAAGAGAAGAACAACCTGAGTTGATAGAAAAGTACAGTAAAGTAAGTAATAAAAAAGGTTATGTGAGAATTAAATGTAAATAAAAGATTATGTGTAAAAATTTAAGTGTAAATTATAGGAGGTAATAAAATGCTAGTAAAAATTAATAATAATGATGTGATGGTTAAGGAATTTCAAGAACAAAGAGTAGTAACAGCGTGGGATATAGCAAAAGTTCATAATAGAGAAGTTAAAAGAATTAATGAGCAATTCAATAGAAATAAAGAGAAAATGATAGAGAATGAAGACTTTTTTATCATAAAAAGAAATGAAATTCCAAAGTCGCTATCTGCGACCTTAATGGATTTATGGGAGTTTGCTCCATCAATGAATGAAATGGTTTTATTTACTGAAAGTGGTTATCTAATGTTAGTAAAAACATTTACAGATGATTTTAAGTTGGAAAGTGCAAAGAGAATTAATAAAAGGATATTTCATAGCAAAAGAAATGGTTAGACCACTAACACCAGCTGAGCAGTTATTGGCACAAGCTAAATTAATGGTGGATATGGAAAATAGACTAAACACAATAGAAAAGAATACAGCTAGACTAGAGAATAACCTAAGAAGAACAATAACGAGTGATTATTTTACTGTAATAGGATATGCTAATTTTAGAGGCATTAATGCAAATGCATATAATAGCAGTGTTATTGGAAGAAAAAGCAAGTAAAATTTGTAAAGATTGTGGTTTGGCAATAGGAAAAGTGATTGATAGTAAGTATGGAACAATAAATACATATCCATTGGACGTCTTAGATGAGATTTTTGAATTAATGAATTAATAGGAGGAATAATATGATATTACCAGTAAATGAACAAAAAACAGCAGATGTAACACCAAAAAATATATTGATATGGGGTGAATCTATGTCAGGAAAAACTTACTTAGCTAAACAGTTTGAAAGCCCATTAATTATCAATACAGATGGAAATGCAAGTAAAATAACAACACCTAGTGTATTCATTAAGAATTTTACTGAGTTTAAAGAACTTATAGAAGAACTTGAAAAAGGTAAACATACCTTTAAAACACTAATAATAGATCTAATTGATGACTTGGAAACAATGGTTATAAATCATATTTGTAGTCTAGCAAAAGTTGAGAGTTTAGCAGATATTGCTTTCGGTAAAGGATTTAATACATTTAATTCTATATGGAAAAACTTAATGATGACTTTAACTCAAATGAATATGAATGTAATCTTTATATCCCATATAGTTGAGAAAATGGATGGACAAACAAGCTATCAAGCACCTGCATTATCTCAAAAATGTTTAAATGCCTGTATGGGTAGATGTGATATTGTAATTAAAACTCAAAAAATCGGTAATAATTATATAAGATTATGCACTAACAAAAGAGAAGCATACAAAGAAGAAGACATAAAAGATAAAAAAGTATTGGAAATATTAAAAACTATAAAAAATGTATTTCAAAAATAAAGGGTGTAAAAGCCCTTTTTTATTATCTTTGGTCAAAATTATCGTAAAAATATTAAAAAAAATAGATAAATTTTACTTGACATTTATATAAATATGATTATAATATAAATAAATAATTTTGACCAAAAAATAAAAAACGGAGGTATAACCTATGAGTTTAGCAGATACTTTTAAAGAATTAGAAACAACAGATTTTACAGAGAAAAAGGATTTTAGTTTAAAAGATGGCGAATATGATGGTGTGATTGAAAAGTTAGAGTTTAAGACAAACGCTAAAGGTACACAGTGGTTTAGTTTTACAGTGAATTTAATAGCAGAAAATAAAAAGTATTTTGCAAATCTATTTATGACTGAGAAGACAGCAAAGTGGAACTTGACTAAATTTAGAAACATTATCAAAAGTTTGACAGGTGAAGCCTTAACCGCAGAGGATTTTATGAATGAGGTTAAATTAGCACAAAGATTAAATAACGACGTCGCTGGTAAAGAAGTAACATTGATACTAGAAACAAACAAGAATGGTTTTCAAAATTTTAAATTTGAGACTGATGAAATGCCATTTTAATTGGGTACGAGGGGTGTAATAGCCCCTCACTTTAAACAAAGGGAGGTATGAAAAATGACAGGGTTTTACGATTTTGAAGTATTTAAGTATGATTGGCTAGCAGTATTTATAAATGAGAAAGATGAACGTTTAATCGTATGGAATGATCCTGCGATTTTAAAGCAAATATTAGAAAAATTTGATTGTATTGTAGGGTTTAACAATTATAACTACGATGATTTGATACTTACAGCGATTATGAACAAATATAACAACTATGAGGTTTGGAAGTTAAGTAACGCAATAGTTACAGGTGGAAATATACCAAGCAATGTAAGAACAACAGCAAGAAAATTACCTACATTAGACGTAAAGCAAGAATTACCACCTAATCTGTCTCTTAAAGAGATTGAGGCTAATCTAGGAATGGATATAGTAGAAACACCTGTTAGCTTTAATTTAGATAGAGAATTGACAGGAGAAGAACTAGAAACAGTAATTAAATATTGTATACACGATGTAGAAACTACAAAAAAAGTATTTAGTTTAAGAAAAGATTACTTTGAGAGCAAATTTGATATATGTAAAGAGTTTAAATTAGATAAATTAGATGTAAGAAAAACAAGAGCAAGTTTAGCAAGTAAAGTTTTGAAATGTGATAAGAGCAGATTGCCTGAGGGTGTTTTAGAGAATAAAGATAGATTAAACATAAAATTCGCAGATGAGTTAAGAGTTGAAAATATACCGAATGAAATTTTGAATTTTTATAAGAATATAAGACAAAGATTTTTAGATGGAGAAAATTTTGAGATTTTAGAAAAAGAAAAGCTAGTATGTAGTTTAGCAGGGGTGGAGCATACATTTGGGTTTGGTGGAATACACGGTGTGAGAAAAAACTATATGTACGAGGGTAAAATGTTAAACGTTGACGTTGGAAGTTATTACCCAAGTATGATTATTAACTTTAATTTTATGAGTAGAGCAAGCGAACACCCCGACCTATATAAGAACTTGTATGACACAAGAATGGAATATAAAGAAAAAAAAGATAACAAGCAACAGATATATAAGATACTTTTAAATGGTACGTTTGGTGCTTTAAAGAGTGAATTTAATGACCTTTTTGACCCAGTAATGAGCAATAATATTTGCGTGAATGGACAACTTATTTTAACAGATTTAATTATGAGTTTGAGAGGGTATTGTGAACTGATACAAAGTAACACAGATGGAATATTGATTAAATATAAAGAAAAAGATTTAGATATAATAAAAGAAAAATGTGCAGAATGGGAACTAAACTACAATTTAAAATTAGATTACGAATATGTTGCAAAAATAGTACAAAGAGATGTAAATAACTACATATGGGAGACAGAAGATGGAAAAATTAAAGGTAAAGGGTTATTTGAGAAGTACGATGGTGGAGATTTTGAGAAAAATAACTTAACTGTAATACCTATGGCACTAAAAGAATACTACATAAACAATAAAAATATAAGAGAAACAATAACAGAAATGATAGAAAAAAATAATGTAATACCTATACAACAAATAGCAAAGATGGGTGGAACATACGGTTTAATGGAACATAACGGACAAGAAGTGCAAAAAGTAAATAGAATATTTGCTACGTGGAATAACAACTATGGAGCAATAAATAAAGTAAAAAATAATAATGGCGTTAAAAAGTATACAAAAATAGCCAATTCAACCAATAAATGTTATATAAATAATGATGTAATTGAGAAAACAGATACAAAACTAATAGATGTAGACTACTATGTTAAGTTAGTTGAAAAAAACAAATTCATAGATGAGAATTACAAATTGTTTTAAATAGTTCATAGGGAGGTATAAATATGAACAAATACATAGAATTACAAGCAGGAACAAAGATACCAGCACATTCGTTAGACACGTACACAACAGATATTGATAAGATTGCGGATGGAGCATTACTTATTCCTGAAAATGTGGTTGTGGTGGATTTTGACCACGTTAGAGAAGATTTATTGAGAGATGTATTAGATAAATACCCTACAAGAGCCATAAAAACTCAAAGAGGAGGACATTTATATTACAGTGTACCACAAGAAATGAGGCTTTATAACAAAAACAACATAAGGACTTACAATGGTTTAGTTGTAGACTACAAAACAGGAAATGGTGGAAAAAAGGCAATGGGTGTTGTAAAGCAAAATGGAGTTATGAGAGAAATTATAAATGCTATTGAATGTGACAATTTACCCGAATTACCTGTTGATTTATACCCAATCTATAGTAAAAATACAAGTTTGGAAGACTTAGATGATGGGGATGGTAGAAATAGTGAAATATTTAGCCATATCAAAATCCTAAAAGATAAAAAAGTTAGTGATACTGACATAGGTAGAATAGTAAATTTTATAAACAATAAAGTGTTTAAGACACCACTACCTCTCGATGAACTCAAAAACACCATTGGGAGTGCGATGACTGGTGAAAGTAACAACAATGGAAAACCTAGTTTTTACACAATAGATGAAAAAGGTAAACAAAAATTAAATCTAACTGCTATAGAGATGTATATGAGAGAAAAATTAGATATTCGTGAATATAGGAACATATTGTTTTACATAAAAGATGATAAAAGACACTATAAAGATACGTTGAATGGCACTAATATTTTTAGAGAGATTAGAAAAACACTAGAAAAAGAGAACATTGTGTTAAATACAAAACAGGATAGTGAAATACTACATTTGATAAAAACAGATTTTAGGATAGAAGAAGACGAGAACAAAAAATACCCTATTGCTTTTAGAAATGGTTGGTGTTTATACAAAGATAAATTTATAAAACAAGAGAAAATATTTACACCATTTTATATGGACGTGGATTATGACCCTGAGGCAAACGATAAGAATGTAATTGATTTTATAAACTGGTTTTGCAAAGGTGATGAGGGTTTAATCACATTATATGAAGAAATACTAGGACATATATTAATGTTAGAGCGTTTTCCACATCACATATTCTTTTTTGTAGCAGGTAAAGGAAAAAATGGTAAATCTACAATGTTAAATATGTTAAACAATTGGACTGCTGGTTTAAATTCAACAACAGCACTAGACCAATTTGAAAAAGAAACATATGCTTATGATTTAATTGGAAAAATCGTGAACCTAGGTGATGACATTGATGACACTTACATTGAAAAGAGTAGAGTTATAAAAGTTATTGCAGGTGGAAGTAAGATTAAAGCAAGAGCATTATACTCTATGCCTGTAGATTTTAAGAGTACAGCTACATTAATATTTAGTTGCAATAATATGCCGACTTTTAAGGATAAAAGTGGTGGTATGGCACGTAGAGTAGTATGTTTCCCTTGTAATAGTAACGTCGAATATGGAAAAATAGACCTTGATTTAGATGATAAACTAACTACAGATAGTGCAAAAAGTACACTTTTGAATTTAGCAATAAAAGGTATGAAAAGAATAATAGCCAATGGTGGAGAACTTACAATAACAGAAACAAGTAAAGCACTAACTGAAAGATATTTGATTGAAAATGATAGTATAGCAGTGTTTTTTAATGAAACTGATGTTAATAAACTATGCGATGATATGGAAAACAATACATTTACAAAATTATATTCCTTATATCAAATGTTCTGCGATGAGAACGGATATACCCCAAGTGGCAAAAATACTCTTAGCAAGAAATTAGATGAGTTTGGGTTTGAAAGTTTTACAGGAGCAGGAAATGTTAGGAAAATAAGACCAAAGAAATGGTAGGGTAAATATGAGTAAATTGGTAATAGTTAACCACTTTTCTCTTTAATACCAATGTAAAGTTAAACACGAGTTAATCACTGAGTTAATCAAAAAATGTAATTTTCTCAATGATACCAATGTAAAGTTAACCAAGTTAATCATTTTCACTTCCTTTTATATNATATATATATAGAGAGAGTATAAGTTAATTTTGGTTAACTCCGTTAACTATTGATTGGTATTAAAGGAAAATTGAAAAAAAATGGTTAACTATTGGTTAACTAGGTGTTTAACAAAGTGTTGATATTAAAAGAAAAAGTGTTTAACTGTAGTTAACTGATATAGATAAAATGGAGGATATTATGAAATATAGTGTTGGGAATTATTTTGCAGATACAAAAGAGTTTGGAAAATTTAGATATTTTAA